GTCAAATCATATCCAGTATTACCAACCTTTCCAACATATTTGTTCGTGAAATTTTTGTCAGCATATAGGTTAAATTCAAAAGAAGGATAGTTTGTAGATTGAATTTCGTGAGAAAGAGTGGAACTTGTTAAATTGAATGTAACTATAGAATCCCTGTATAATTTCAAAGGAGGATTGATTGGATTGATTACTCCTCCACCACCAGTGCTTGCTAATCCAACCGTAGTTGGAATTTCCATGGTGGCATTTTTGAATGTATTAGATAATTTGAAAGAATTACTATCAATTATGGAAAGATAGTAGATTGCATTATTTGTAAGACCCTCTGTGGGATTAGTGCTATTTTCAGTATAAACAATCTTTTGTCCATTTACAAATCCATGGTTTTCAATGGTAATTGCACCAGTTGATGTATTAATTCCAGTAGAAGTATAAGATTTTGGATTTATAATTAATTTTCTATTATAGTCATTGTATGAAATATTAAAGGAAGATGTAATTCCTGGATTTACATCTAATACGATGTCATGTCCAATATGAAGTCCATGAGTTTCTCCCGTCGAAACTGTAACGGTATTTTTGTTAATAGTTCCTGTTACAGCACTATAGTTAGTTTTAAGACTATGGTAAACACCAGATCCAAGCCCAATAAATCCTAAAGTGGTAATCGTATCGATACCAACTACACCCTCAAATATTCCAGTGCTTCCGAGTCCAACTCTTGCAGTTGCTAATCCAATTAAATTATTTGCAACTTTGGCGACAAACAAATTAGTTCCATCAGAGATTGTTGTTCCAATTCCAGCAGACACATGATTATCACAAATGATTAATCCCTTTCCAGGATTGCCATGAATATCTTGATTTGAAGAGTAAGTAACTATATCACCCGTCTCAAGTCCATGATCTTTGATAAAGATTGTTTTAGTTGGTATTACAATGGAAGTTGCTCCAGCTCCTGGATTTTCAAAGAAAATCGTGGTTCCAATACCAACACCACCTGTGCTACCTAATCCAACAACTTCTATTGGATTGAAGTATATTTGTTTGTTTACTTTGTAGTCAAAATCAGTTTTAAATCCAGCCGAAATACTTAATTTTCTTTGTGTTACGGTTGCTGCTGTTCCAACAGTATGTTCAACTCCAACAACACCATTTACTGATCTAAGAACTCTAACTCGTGATAAACGATTATCAACATTTAATACTTTTATTCTTTCTGTTCCAATTTGAATAATATCATTTTCTCTAATATCTGGGTAGTTGAGATTTCCAGTTAAATTAAAATACGTGACTAATCCAGTGTATGCAACTGAACCGATTCCATTAGTCGAAAGACCAACTCCCGCAACTTTATATACATTTGTGCCAATACCAGCGGAATAAAGTCCTTCAAGATCTGATGCAGTTGTTGATATTCCAGTTATTGATATTGTTTCTTTATTTTGGATATTATGTGGATTGTCACTAAACAATAAGTATTTCCCTTTTCCATTTGGATAGAATTCAACATTTTCAATGGAACTCGTGGCAACACTTACACTATCAACCGGTTTGCCAAGGACGTGTGAGACCCTCGCAGAAACGCCTCCACCGCCAGTTTCAGCATTGTTGAATACAACTGTATCACCTACTTTGTAATTAGTTCCACCAGTTACAATACCAATACTTTCAACACCACCTCTTGCAGCATTTCTAACTTCAATTTTTTGAGATAAATTTGCAGGTAAGGAAAGATATTTGTATTGAATATCCTTACCATCAAATAGATTGAATGGTGTTGTATTTTTTATATACCCGGAAGTATTGATGTTAAAATCATCTTGGTTTGATACTTTCTGGAAGTTAAATTCATTTGGTTTTGCATGAAAATTTTCTCCAACCAAATATGGGAATTTTGGTCTTCTAAAATTAGTAAATGGAGACTGAGTATCTGCTTCATCAGATGCTATGGTAGCAAAATATGCATAAGTTCCATTGGGAAAATCTGGAGTGACACAATGTCTTCCATTATTTTCATCGAGAACAGATTCGTCAGTTTGATTTTCATAAACAAAGTCATTAATAAAGAAACCAGATGGCCATGCGCTTAATGGTGGTCTCTGTGGTGCAGTTGCCTTTTCCACATATCCACTTTGCATAATTTTAACGGCTCCACCAGATCTTGTGGAATACCCGTATGGTCCATAGATTGGATGTCCATCATATGCCCATCCAATAATTGGGGAGTGATCTTCACTGACGTTTTCTTGCTTTGTATTTACATTTATTTCTAAATCTGATACTCCATATATTTGATTACCATCAGCATCAACAGAATATGTTGACTGCCTTAATTTTCTTGGAGCATATATGTGGCAATATTGCATGCCAAAATCTTCATTAGTTCCAATCTCAACAACCCCATCATCATCAGCGAGTGCATACAAATATTTTTGAAATAAGTTAACTCTCCATGTCTGTAGATTTGCTTTTAATACCTCACCTTCTCCTGGATGAATTACATTAACGGTAGTTGTATTTTGATCATACCCTGCTCCGGATTCAAGAACCTTAACTTCTGTCAAGGTTCCATTACTTAACACTGGAGTTATAACTGCACCAAGTCCTTCTCCTTCAATTACTAGATCTGGGGGTGAAATATACTGTCTACCTGGATTTAATACGAGAACTTCTTCTATTCTTCCTTGGTTTATAATTGCTTGACATTGTGCTGCCTCACCAGGAACAGCAATAACTGAAGGTGATCTATCTAAATTCAGAACTTCAGATGCACCATATCCAACACCATTATTTGACAAATTAACTGATGTAATTTGTCCTCTAAAAATTGGTTGTAATTGTGCTTGGAAAGTCTCCAAACCAATTGAGGATATACCAATTTGTCCAGAAATTGAAACAGTGATATCAGGGTAATTGAATGAATGAGTTCCAGCACCTGTTGAAGTTAAATTTACATATTGATTTGTTTCATAAAAATATCTCTTTGTTGATGTAGTAAGACCAACATTTGTCAGTCTAAAGCTATCGTCATCCAATTTTACAACGTAATATTCACTTCCATCGGTCAATCCATCAATTGACGAAGATCCTGCACTATATTTTACCGTTTCTCCAGACTTATAATCATGTTTTTTAATTTTAATGCAGTTGAGAGACGTGCTTACACCAGTTACTCCACAAGATCTTTTTTTGTTTTCATATCCATCACCACTGCTAATAATAGAAACTGATTCAACAACTGATTTTTTATTTACAGTTTCAAACTTGTGTGTGCCTTCACCATATTTTGTCAGTACTACTGTGTTAATTCCAGAGATAACATCAGAAAGATTGTTATGAAGTGTGATTGTAGTATTATCAGTAGTTCTTGCAAAATACTTTGCGTCCGTTGTTAATCCAGCAACACCGGCCTGACCATTAGTTCTGTATATGACATGTTCGCCATTTCTTAATTTGTGGTAAGTTGAGAAACCAATCGTAGACGTTGCTTCACCAGTGCTGATACCAGCAGACGCTACATCAGCAAAGAAAGAAGCTGAGTGACCAATCAATTTCATGTTTGGTTCGGCAACTGCTCCATTTCCATTACCACCAGTGATTGTAATTACTGGAGTTTCATCATAATCAAATCCAGGATCAAAAACTCTAATAGATTCTAAGGATCCAGAAACTGCAATATTTCCAGTTGCACCACTTCCAACGCTATCGCTAATATTTAATAATGGAGGATCAATAATATCAAAATTTTCTCCAGGGGCTATAACTTCAATATCGTCAATTTGTCCATAGTAAACAACATCTGGTGCTTTATAATTTAATATCTCTACACCATTGATAAGAATTCCTGTAAATCCTGGTTTTGTTTGTGTCAACTGACCAGTATGCTGAGCACTTTTTGGAATTTCTCTCAGGAGTTTTTGTGAATTTAATTCCTTTCCTTGAAATTCAAAAGGTCTTAAAACATTATCATCTACTGTTACTGAACTCTCTACAGATACAAATCTTTCGTTATAAACATCATTCCTACTCTTTGCAAGTTTAATGCTTGTATCAGATAATCTTTTTACATAGTATAATCCGTCTGGAAAATTAGCACCTAAAGATTGCTTTCTAACTTCTCTTACTTCAACATTGCCACGGAAATCAACATATGATTCTGTTGTGATTCCAGCAGAGTAGTAAACTGGATCTCCAGAATATAAATTATGTTTCGCTCCAGGACTAATCGCTAACTCTTCTCCTAAGAAAGTTCCAGAGAAAGTTACAGATCTGTCAGTGGCATTAAGTCTTGCTCCACCATATGAAGGTATGGATGAAGATGCTACTAAGAAATTATCAGCATTGTCAAAAATACCTTGAACATTTGATTGATATAATTGAGCTGAACCAAAATTGGTAGCATCTCCTTTTAATATCTGTCTAGTAATAGAGTAAGTTTTATTGATATCTAAAGGACCAGATCCTTTTATAGAAATAGAGGTATCGGAGTTGACTCTGTATACCACTCCTCCAAGTTGACTAGAACCTTGAAGACTAGCTACAGTAACTTTATCACTTTCCCTAAAAAAGTGTTTTTTGTTTAAAATTAATCTATAACTATTATCTGAAGAATCTAATAACTCTATTGAGTTAACTAAGTGGTTGGATGAGTAATTATAATACCAGTTATTGTAAATTGAAGAATTTTTATCGTTACCAAGAGTTTTAAGTTTTGCAATATCACCATCTTGGAAATTTTTTGTATCTGATGGATATACAAAATCACTTAAGACAGCATTAATTCTAACTTTAATGGTCTCACTTTGATCACGGAAAGATCTTCCATATGCAAAGGTATTGATGCCAACAGTTTCTCCATCAGTGATGGTTCCAGTTACATTAGAACAACCAAAAAATTGAGTGAAGTTCTTAGAGGTATATGATACAACTCCAGTGGTAGTATCATTGTAAGTTACCGATAGTTCTCCTGTCGTTCCAAAACCAACAGTGGAATCAACATAAAGAATACTTGCACCAGCTCCTACTTGACCTATCAATCTAGTTTTTGGATGAATTCCAAATGCTCCACGAATTGCACCCTGAACTTCTACGTCTCTGTCATATCCACCATCAAGACTTAACTTGTAAAAACTTTTTGCTGTTCCTACTTGAAATATTTGAAGTTTTTCTACTTCTGTAATTGGAGCATACGCTTTTACTAGACCAGCATCTGGAAAATCCTCTTGGAAAAGAGTTGCTTGATCTAAATCAAGAGGATCTCCCTCTACAGATTCTACAACTAAATCATTTGTAACTCTATAATCTGAGTTTGATGGTGTAAAAAGAAAATCTCTTGGTTTGACTACAGTTACATCCTGGTTATATAACGCTCTAAACAAAATCTCAAAAGATCTATCTGTTCCTCTGCTCAGATAAAAATCCTTTGATTGTTTGATGAATAAATTTTGATTCAAATCCTCACTGAGAGGTCTCTCATCAAGAAGTGGTAAAAATTGACGTTTTGTCTTTACTAAGAATTCTTTTAAGAAAAGAATACTCAAATTTTCAATTGAAGATCCTGCCTTGTGAAGTTCCCGGTTAGAAGTTTCAAATACTAAATTCTCTGGGTTTGCATCTTGCTTGTATGAAGTGATTCCAGAAAAACCTCTGATGCATCCAGTAAAAGTATTATCAGTTTTTCCAGTATATGTTATAATCTCATTGTCAATTTTTAGTAATCCATAAGATTCAGGGAATCCATTAGTTCCTGTGGGGGAATTTCTAAAATCAACTGTTATTGTTGTGTCGAAAGCAGATATTTCGTTTAATAGGACAACAGAATCACCTAGCCCTGTAGTTTCATCGATTTTAATATAACGATCAATATTTTGAATCAAATCAATTGGAGCACCTTTAAATTCTAGTGCTTGATAATATGATTTTAAAAACTCAGAAATAAGTGGAAACTCATCTCTAACATAAGAGGGGAGTTGACTCTGAACGATGTTATTAAACTGAACTCTTTTTTCTGACATTTTCTATATTAGTAACCTGATGAATAACCGCCACCACTGCTGCTGCTAGAAGATGGAGTAGAACTAGATGTTGTAGTGGTGGACGTAGTAGTCGTAGGTGTAGGTGTAGATGATCCTGATGTTGTGGTTGAATAATTGCTACCTGATACGGTTGCAATAGTTGTATTTCCGGTTGATGTAGTAGTAGCGGTTGTTGTTGAAACTGGAACACTACCTCTGCCACCAGGGCGAACTAGAACTCCGTTTGCATAACTGGAAGATACAATGTAGTTAGACGCTGAGGGATCAACACCCGAGGAAATTTCATCTGTTACGGTTTCAAAATTACTATTTGCAATATCTAATTGTAAATAGAGATCTTGTAATCCCACTACATCATTGGAAACTGGAGAACCAGAAATTTCAATAATTGTTTGACCAGTTTTTGTTTTTCCTGATAAAACATTTATCGGATTTAATGTTAATACACCTCTTTTGTAATCAATAGTTCCAGCGTTTCTTCTAACAATAGTAGGACTAGAAGAATTTATTGATGGAACAGAGAACAAAAATAATTCACCCGTTTCTCTATTTGAGTTTGGTATATCTGAGATGTAAACATCGGTTCCAATACCATCAACTCTGAATGCAGAAGTTTTAATATTGTAACCACTCATTCTCTTAATATAGAAAGCATTACCAAAACCGATTTGATATTCAACCAAAGCATTTAATGTTACTCTTAAATCACGTCGCATTTGAATAGTTGTAATATTCGATGTTATAGATTCATGACTATCATCAATTACTTTTAAAAATTTACTATACTTGAACCTCGCTCCATACTTATTTAACTCAGTTGATTCTGAGTATTTTGTGACATTATTTTGAACTAATGTTGAAACTAACTCAGAGTTATTTGCTAAATTTGTATTATAATAAATTTTACTATTAGACTCAAGATACAGATATTTTAGATCAAGTATCTCTGGAACAATGCCTGCAACAGAATACTTCTTCAATCTCATTTTTATATTTTCTTTAATCAAGTTTGGTAGGTAATCTCCAAACGTTGGTTTGATACTAATAAAAACTTTACCATATTGAGGTGGAACTAACTCTTCTCCACCAAAAACAGAGATAGATTCAGTCTCTGGATAAATTTTTGCTGGAATTAGTGTTTCATAATCATTAGATGTTAGTGCTCTATTTTGTGTAGCATATATTCTTGGAGCAAATTTCTTAATTGACTCTACAGTTTCAATATTTTGACCGCCTGATGCAATAACACCTGTAGTTAATAAAGATACTCCAGAAGTTACATTATATTCGACTCCGTTTCTTGTATATGTTAATCTTCCCGAAAAATCAAAGCTGGAAATACCGTTTGCAGCATCACCATTACTTACAATGTAATTTGCAGTGACATAACTACCTTCTTCAAGTGCTTTTCCAAAAACACCATCTCCAAAAATCAGTTCATATCTTTCATCTGAGATTTCTTGTAGATAATATACTTTTGATTCTGGATTGATGTCAAAAAGACTATCTTGTAAAGCATATTTTGTAGCAGCTGTAGAAAATTCGTTATTTTTAACAGTAACACGAATTAAATCGGTATCAATACCCGAATTTGGTAAAATATACTTTTGATTTAAATTTCTAATAGTTCTTGTGAAGTTTGACTCTAAAAGAACACCTTCATGAATTGTTAATTCATTAAAAGATGCAATCCCATTAAAAACTGGAACCGTGACATCTTCTAATATTGAAAATATAAACGATTGTGAGGCAAAATTTCCTGAAGTTGCTGCAACGACTCCTTTTTTAAGTGTAATCGTTGATGGAGTAGGTGATATGTCTGTAGTATCAACTTCAAAACTAACCGTTGCTAATGCTGACTTTCTTGACTTAGGAACGTACCCAATATTTCTTGCAAGGGCAACAACATTTTCTCTTAATGTTGAACTATCAATAAAAACCTCATTTGCAACCATGTTTGCATTGTATGAGGTAATATATGTGTTATATGCCAACACATCAAGAATTGATGAAAGATTAGATCCTTCAAAATCATAGTCCGTAAAGTCGGAATTTGATTTTAGATATTCTTTGAGTGATGTTTTAACCTGTTCAAAGTCCAGGTTAGCGAAATTTACTAATGGCATGTTACCTTGTTGGCTGCAAGACGAATTCTAATTGCTGTGCAGGTACATCTGCACCTATAATGTCATATACAATTTGTACATCAAAGGCATTACCTGCAAAGTCAGGTGTTGTTTGAACAGACCTTAGTCTCACTCTTGGTTCAAATCTACGAATTGATGTTTCAATCTCATCTTTAATATTAGATGCTGTTAAGTCATCAAAATTGTCAAATAACAATCTTGATACCCTTGAACCAAAACTTTCATTGAAAGGTTTTTCTCCAGGAAATGTAAATACAATGTTTTTAATTGATCTAGCAATTGCATTTGCATTTTTTAACCCAATCAAATCATCATTCAAGGGATTTTTCTTGAATGACATGCTTAAATCTTTAAAACCTTGACTTACCCTTTCTAAAGGCACAATTATACGGCAAATATAAGTTATTTATCAGCCAATTTACCAATTATATTTTCATATTTTTGAATTAATCGCTCAACTTGCTTTTTATTTGTGCCCTCAGGAGCATTTTTAAGGCAAATTAAAATGCATTCATTATCACTGATCATATCACGCTGCCACCACCCGTTTTTATCAATCATTTTAGTCCTCAATTAGGATTGATTTTTGGATTGCGGGGTCCCAAATCTCCGATTCTTTGACTTTATCAGTTTTTTTGGGTGTTAACTCATCATTTGCAATCTCACGAAGCATTTTTTCGTGTTGATTTGCTGCTAGATTGTCTAAAAAATCATTACTCGGGGTCATTTTCTTCCTCTTTGGATAAATTTTCGCGTTCTTTTGCTGTTTTCCAGAAATATTCGTCCTCACGACCCATTCCAAGTCGCTCAAAACCATTTTCAACTTGATAATATTGAGTTGAAACCTTAAAATCTGGCATTTTTGGTTCAACCGGAGTTAAACTATTGTCATAGATACGCATTCTGTTATTAGGATACAGTGCATACTGACCATTTTCAAGTTCAATCAAGTTATGTGACTTGTGTTCAGCTGGATTTTCACTTGTTGCATAGTCAACTACCTCAGGATCTTGATGATAGTTGTCTATTGTACAGATATATGTTCCTTTTTGATGACCAAAGTCGCGTGTATACAGTTCATAGTCCATAGAACCAATAAACTGCTTAGTGATAGCCACAACGCCGTAATCCATACAATTCCAGAATTGTAGGTTAGGTAGGTCCATATCAGGTGAAGGCGTCTCAGGGGCGCTTACAAACGCACTGATAGGCAATTTATCGTACAGTGCTGCATACTCTGGTAAATATGTCTCAAAGTAAAAGGTACGACCAGGAATTGATTTACATGATACCCAAACACCTTTGACAAATTCTCCATGTCCAGATTGATGATCTGTAAGGTATTCTTTACGAACCCATACCTCCACCGAGGGGAGGTTGCAAATAAGTGCTGCCATATTAATATAGTCGGTTAATATATCTATACAGTAAAAATGCCTCTAGAGCATTCCTAGAAGCATGATTAAAAAACAAATTATTGTGAATACCATGAGGGATAACCCCATGGCATATACCCATAATGGTATTTTATCCTCTTCCTTGACCACGATACTTTTTCTTAGCTTTATTGCGAGAAGTCGCGGATAGCAAAGTATATTGCGAGTTTCCTTGCCGAGTTTTCTTTGGCTTACCTTTAACGTAAGTGCCGCCTTTCATCATCATAATTCAATACCTCTTAAATAACGCGAGTTTTTTCGTGACCAACTCTGATACGAGGATCACACCAGATTTCAAATCCTTCTTCCTTTGCATCAAGACAGAATGAGACATCCTCACCACACATGTCCTGTACATCACCACTCTCAAAGACTTGCATCTTAGGAGCAAACCATGGATACTCTAGTTTCTCAAAGACACCTTTTTTAATCAGTACCCATCCGAAACCTGTATAATCCACGGTGAAAGGCTTACGACGCTTACTAATGCCCTCTACATTCTCATGATTCATGACTCCGCCATTCTTACGGAAATCATCTTCTTCTAACCAGTGTGCGACAGAAGTTGTGTGTCCATCCTCAGTAGCATACCATCCTGCAACAATCTCTTTCTCTTCTCCTTCTGCAGGAATTGCCATATCACAAAGTTGCCAGAACTTCTCTGTATTAAACACAATGTCACTATCAATCCACAACTGATAGTCATACTCTAACTTACCATCCCAAGGTACTTGCTGAGGTCCACGAAGTACATTCGCACCCAATACCTTGCAACGGGCGAAATTAACCATTGATGAATAGTCTTGACTAATCTGAATACTCAGACCACTCTGTACCATATCAAAGCACAGTTGTACAAAGTTTTTCAGAAATGTAAAAGAACATCCACGTCCAGGAAGACAGAATACAATTGTCTTTCCTCTCATGCGTTCCTTAATCGCAGGAATATCCCACTCGACTTCTTTCTTCTTTCGTGGCGCGTTGGCCTTTACAGTAAATCCTTTTGCCATAACGTGTTGATTACTTCGATTCAATTATAACAGTTATTATGTAGGAAGTCAACTTAACAAGAATGATCAACACCACTCGGTAGACCATAGACTTCCTCATATGTTAAATCCTCAAGTTGATAATCAGTCTGCATAAGACCAACCATCCCCTTGAGGGTATTCCATGTTTTATTAAATTGTTGTTCTGTTAGATTATTATATAAACACTCTTGCTTTGCATAGATGTGATAAACCTTTTCCATTGGTTTTTACCTCCGGGAATTTTTTTATGGGCGGGAAATTTTTTTTTCGTTTTATATTTCTAGGTCGATTTGTCACCTCTGTAGGTTAGGGTAGTTAGCTATTTTTATATCACGCCCGCCGACGATATAAACGAAC